ATGGGCATCTCGCCCCCATAAAAATGTGAGTTCTATTAAAAAATTCGTGAAAGCATTTTTAATCCCCTTTCGAGGACGCAATCAGTGAAAAAACTAGTTCACATCCTTTAAAGGGGTTGTCCCACCTACCTGACAAAGGCTGATCGACCCACCGATCATTTAAGGGACATAATATACTGGTGCACCAATAAAGCCAAAGACATTAAAGTCTTCAGCGGCGGCCAGATATACTGCTGCAGTTATTTTTTCCGCAGTGGCTAAATCTATTCCGATAGCGCTCTCCATAAACAAACGGAAAGCATTTCCCATAGGACGGTACACTTTACCGTTATTTGGATCGGAGAAATCCACAGGAGCAAATCTGTATCTGTTAGCAAAAGGCACTTCAAATTCTAACACTTTCATGTTGGAATTAGTCATTGCCAATCCAGATCCACAATTTGAATAATAACCAAGCATAACTTGTGTTACGCCAGCGTCAGTACCAACCAAAGAATATGCAGCTCCGTTAAAAGAAGGAGCTGTGTCATCACCTTGATTTCGAATGACACCAGCAGTGGCTACAATATTATTGTGCCACACAAGTTTGTATCGCATGCCACCACGCCAACCGGCATGAGCAGCGGCGACCCAGTGAATGGGATGAGTCGCATACTCATAACCTGTGCCTGCACCAATGGTATCTGGACCTCCACCTGTTGTTTTCCTAAAATAAGGAAACAAGGAAAATTTCCATGCCATAATACCTGGCTTATTGGTAGTGGTATAAAGGCCACGATACACGGTGTAACGTTTCGTGAGCTGACGCAAACTGCCAACTCGCTCACCGAAAAAAGTCAGAGATTTACAACATATTTCTTGCTGTGGATCCCCGATCACATGCACATTGCTTTCTGGTTGAGTCGGAGCATCTTCCTCCTCACCCACCATTTCTATACTCTCACCAGCTGGTAAGAAAGTAGAAAGAGTGGAAGTGAAGGTTGGATTGACAACTTCGAAATCTTCTCCCGCAGAAGCAAAAACTGCAATATCGATGTTTGTAACACCATCAGGTTGTACCAATTCATTCAACACACGGACACCAAGCACACCATTGCTATAGTCCGCACCATCTGCTGTCGCATCGGACTTCCAAATATTCGTCACATCGTCTCCGTAAAGCGGAAGATACGGCTGCTCAGAATACCATGGAATTTCGACTGTAAAATCACGTGTTTCAGCGATATCTACAATGACACAAAAGTTTGTGTTGAATGGGTCTAGGGGACTGCCTCCGTCCTCGATACGGAGAGTGTTCTGTGGCTCATACACAATCGCAAGTCTTCCCCTAGTAAACTGCGATGCTATAATCTTGAAGCGATACTTAATAGTACCACACCAAAATTTGAATGGTCTTGAGTAATAGTGTAACAAAGTTGGAAATCTCTCATTACCAGAAGGCGCTGGACCTAAAGCATTCAGCGTTGGAGTGACAGGAACCGAAAATATATAAGTTTTCGGAGCTGTTACAACTCCCCACTGAAAAGTGGTAAAATAAGATTCGATTTTCTTCATCATATCTAAACTCATAGTGTCAGAAGCGTCAGATAAACCAGTTGTGGTTGGATCAATTGTAATCTCTTGTTTCCGAGTCACCGTCAATTTTTGGACGGCTTCAGCTCCATCGGAGACTGCCATTCCATCCATTGGAGTGTTTCGTACACGCATGATGTCGTTAACATCAGCTGGTTTTGAAAAGCCAAAGAGAGAAGCTATCGACCCAGCAGCCCTGGCCCCTATAGAGGTAGCCAAAGCAAATTTCCCAATAACAGGTGTATCAGCCAATTTACCAGCAGCATCAGCTACTGCACTGGCAATACTAGACACTGGACCGTTCATTGAGTACTCACTCTTTTCGCGAGGAATCTTAGTCACTTTCATTTTACCAGTTGGCAAATGCGCAGTTGGAGCTGCTAAAGTAACATCAGATAATGCTGCGAAGACCGTAACTGTGACTCGCTCAGTCCCTCCAGCCAATTGCGTTAGATTAGACAAACTATTCATATGCAACAAACCGGGAGTGAAAGTGCGAGAACCATTGTTAGGAATATTGAGAAAGTTCTCAGGCCAAAAGAATGGAACCTCGAGACAAGCACCTTTGGAAGTGCTTGCATTAATAAAGACTCGAGGCTTTTGCGACCTGTGAATCAACTGTGAAAGCGCGTTAGATCCATGTCTGTCTTGTCCAAAATAGCTGTAGCTAACCATAAGAATACCAGCATGCTGTGGAGTACCATTAATCATGAAAGTCAATTTCATGTTGGCTCGTAGCATACAATAATTTTCAAGTTTTGCTGCAACCGCTGGATTAGATAAGAAAAGATCCCAAGGGTCAATTGTGGAATCTACTGAACCTGTAACGCTCCAAAAGAAGGAGTCGATTTCAACAGGACGCTCGAGGAACTGAGTGATATTGTCATCCTCAGCTTCACCCTGGTTGTAAGTTTCATCAAATGTCGACGCAAGTCTAACATGCGATTCATCACTCACAACATTCTCCACACTGGTATGAAAGTCTGCCATTGGTAAAAACAGGTTATTAACCATGTATGGTGGGTGGTTCTGCGCTAAAGTACTACTACTAACATCCATTTCCGTTCGCGCTGGCACGATGTGCACGGAAGTGGAGGGTAATTCTGGTGTCGCGGGATACCAAACCGCGGGGGAATTATACCGCGTTCCCCAATGCTCTTCATTGTATTGTTTAGAAATCTACTAGTAATAAATTACACCCACAGTGGACAGATTAATCCAACTGTTTCGTGTCTTGGGGCACGGCGACAAACCGTAGTACATGAAGAGATAATGGTCAATCGACTACTGTACCAAATAGTCTTCGCTTTCTTAAGAAGCTAGCGGATAGCGATCCTCCCGCAAGCCAATGGTGATGTGATCACCTACTCGAAATCTGGGTTATCTTCATCGAAATGAACGTAATCAAACCAATTGCGCTCATGTTCGTTGACAAACTCAATTTCTTCATCTTCTTCAAATTCATCATCAGCTAAAGCTTCCTCTACATCGGAATCCCAAAAGGGAAACTGATCTGGATCCGCCCAAGCACAAGAACAATAGCTCGAGCACTCATTATCGGTGTGGCGACCACAACTCCTACACCGTGGGCGAGACTCGGGGAAAGAACGGAGTAAGCCGTCCTTATGCTGATGGATATGTTTGTCCGTTAAGGGGTATTTTTTAGGAATACCCCTCCTTGATCTAGTTTGATCAAAATACGGCATATCCCAAATCTCACTTTCTAGAGAAACGTTATCAGGCTCCTCATATACCATATCTGGTTCTTCGGAACTTGTATCCCGAAAGCCAGCAGGCACCCAATGTCGTTCGTCATAATCGAAAGGAAAATCTGGATGAAATTTGTCTGTCATTTGATAAACCAATTCGCCGTAGTCCAAGTCCCAAGAGTTACCAATATAAGGAATAACTTCAGGGTACTTGTTGACTAACAGCATAAGCTTGGTTCGTCTGTTCCGCCAGACAACTGGACCATGCATGGCCCATTCTCTGTTTGCCACCTCTATGATTTGACCAAACTGCTCCAAAGGACTAATAACCTTGGACATTGTGACCGTGGTCAACATCTTAAAGATGGACTCTTCTTCAAGAGGACAATAAATGAGATCTGGAGTGATTTCAAGAAATCGCCTCTTAAGAAAGTCGAGTTTCTCAATCGGAAGATACCGTACGCTCTCGGACGTTTTGTCAGCCATTGTGTACTCAAGCCCAATAGAGGCTAGAACATTTTGAACATCAGTATGTCCAAATTCCACTCTGGGTGAAGTGGTAAAATTACTATCATCACCCATGACAAACAAGATGACATTGTCTTCGAACGTAGCTGCAGGCTTTCCAGTGGAGACACGATAAGCGAAATATGTGTCAACCATATTCACGATGCAATTAAGCATCAAAGTGAGTGCATGACCAGAACAATTTGTACCAAATAATTGAACAATGTCTCCGTTCATATTCACTACAGGAAAAGCCAAATCAGCAGCAATTCCTCGCTGGATTTGAAGATCATTTTCACTGAAATTGCCACTCCTCCTACAGATTTCTTGAAAAACCCACATACCGCAGGATAATCTGCCGGGATCCATGGCAGTATCATAGCTCTTGTGATCTCCGCCTGAAGCTCGATTTCTTCCTCCCATACTAATCAGTCGTTTGAAAATTGCAGTCCACTCAGTGTAACAATTGACACCGGCAGCGATGCCGGTCTCAACTCCGTTTTCCATGATCTCTGCGCACATACGCAAAAACTGCTTTCGCATGACTATAGTAAGGTCTAAAGGACTTCCAGTAAAAACCCGTGTTTTCCCAATTTCAATCTTTTCCCTCGGAATTGCCTCATCCTTAAGGTTCGCATCAAACATCACATTTGCACGCTCACCCCTGAGGTAACACTCCTCGATGAAATCAACATATTTTTGGACATCAGCATTTGGCTCATAAGTGCCATCTACCTGGTCCAAATATTTGATCTTTCTACCAGGAAATCTGAATCCTCCACTGGTTGTCCTATCAATCTTGTTAATATATGGTTCACCATCAATACCGTTAAGAGCTGCCTCAGCTCCAACCGGATAAATGTTTCGCAAATCAATACGTTTAAGCAAAAAAGCAAGCACAGCCTCTCTGCACTCAACCATAATTGGCCAAGAGTATCTAGACTGTGTATTGACACGTTTTTCAATTGCGATTAACATTGGATCAATCCACACATTATTTTCATCCAAAAAGCCCTTCATGACAGGAGCGCCATAATCGACATCTGTGCCAAAAATCCTTTTGACTTCATTAGCCCAGGGCGTAATAATAGTACGGGATTTTGGGGTTTTCCTGCGCCCAGTGAATGAGCCCAGGACGATTCCCTTACCAAACAGATCTTTGTGTCGGAAAGGACTCTTTTCGTGAACTTCTGTAACTTCACCCATTCCTGTATCAACGGTAGCATACTCATAAGAACCAGCACTAATATGTGCTTCTAAAAAATCAACGTCTTGTTTCGTTATACGAACCAATCCACCGATAGCTTTTGAGCGCTGTCCATCCATGCTGGCTTGAATACCAGCAATAAAGGAGCCTGCTGGGTGGTCAATTAAAATGGGGGATCCACAAGAACCCATCCAAATATCCTGACCTGCAAGATTATATGTGTATTCACTAAAATATTGCTTCCCATAAGCCATGTAACCAGGAATGATTACTGGGCGAGCTACTTTTAATAGTGGAATATGCCTGATCTCTCTCCTGTTTTCCTCAAGATACAACATTGTTCCAGGACAAGGACCTAACTCCCCATCTAGGAAAAATTTCGACATGTCCCTGACATGATTAATGGCAGGATGAGTAAAAAACAGTAGGTCTCTTGGATGCCTCCGTACTATTTGCGAGACATCAAGCAAAAAATCCACTCTATCAGAGATTCCCTCATTTGGGTCACCATGCCACATTGAGACTTGAAAGCTGTCGAATTTTGGGTTAAATAAATGGCTAGGAGCAGCTATCCATTGGCCTTTTATACCCAAAGCTCTCATGCTCATTTGTGAACCATCTGGGTTGGTCACATGTACGTGGAAAAGTGAACGCTTTTCCAGAGCTTTTGCGAGACTATCCAGCACCGTATGAGAGCACGGTCCTGTCAAATCAACGCGGGCTGAAAGATCTTTATACCAAATATTTTCTTTTTTCTTCGCAGACACATTCCCAGTTGCAACATGTTTTGCAGAAAATAATTGATAAACAACAATTGCTGTTGCAAGAGCCGCCGCAGCGACTACATATTTATTGCGTTTCAAAAAAGCGTAATATCTTTGCAACAAGAAAAAGTGGGAAAATCCAAATTTAATGAGGATGTCAATACCAAAAATGTTTAATATACAGTACCAGAACCACGCCTCCATCCAATAAAGGTCTTTGAAAGTACGACTCTCAAACCAACCTGCTGGGTCTTCTAAAAATCCTGCTGGAACATGCGTGATTTGCGTCTTGCAAGTACCACACAAAGAAGCTACACGATCATGTTTGCATTTCTCTGCGAGCGACGCCTGATATTCCAAAAACTGGCTCTGTATTTTCTCATGCGCATCAACCTTATCTCGTAAATAATCTGAAAGCTCATCTAATGAAGCATCTTTGAAAATCTCTTTATGTTTTACTGCTGAATTATTGTCCAGAGTGACTTCTTCAATTGTAAAAGTCCACGCGTCAAGTTGGTGACCCAACGCTGGGTTAAGCATATGAGAATTCTCTTTCCTGTATTGAGGCTTGACATGGGGAGTCAAGACTATAGGAAAACGCCTCAGTACAGCAGCTGGATGCTCAGCCACTGCGTATGCATTCAAATCTTTGGTGTTGGTCGTAGCGACTACACACCTGGCGAGAAGAGGCTTCGTTCCTTTGTCCTCTATAGCAGCTTGATCAGTTGAGTATGAAACATTATTCATAACTTGAATAACCTCATCAATCGTCGTTTGCTGCAAATTGGACAACTTCGATTTCTTCTCCCACGCTACATCATCGAGTACAAGCGCCCATTGGAAATTGTAGCCATTCCAGAAAGCTTCACGGCCTCTGGTATACTTGTCAACTCTTCTGTCCCAAGTCAGGCCTGCATTATGACCTAAACTCGTAGAGTGAACATAGTACATATCAAATAAATGATCTACAATAGTTGATTTTCCAATACCTGAATCTCCGTATAGTAGGATACCAAAAGGCAACTTGCGAACCCCACTAGAGGCTAGTTCAATTCGAAGCTTCATCACACGACGTGATAACTCTTGCTGGGCTGAGCGAACTAGCGGCGACATATCAGATTTGGGAATCGACCGAGACTCTTGCAAAAGTCGTTCGGCTTCATCACAAAACTCTCTCAAATTGACGATTTCTCCAGTGGCTGCAGAATCTAACTTAGCTTTCAGATTATCCCATTGTTCAAAAAACTTAAAACAAGGGTCTCTAGCAAGCAAAGCGTGACGAAGAGAATCTCCCATATAGAGAGCATATCCGACTTCACAGAAACTGAGCGCAACATCACCTAAAAAGAAAAGGTAATCATCCCAAGATTGCATTTTATGGTTCTTTTGGATCTTTTTAATCCAATCTTGATCCATCATATCAGTCTTAACTTTAATGCCAATTGATCTTCCTAATGAAGTGCAAATAAGCAAAGCACCCAAGTGCTTAAGTCCTCGAATGACTTTTGAATTTTTAACAACCTTACCATCCTCGAACATATTTCTCATCTCTCTCAAATTATCGCCAAAGCCGGCGGGCACATGAGAGTTCCCAGGATTATAATCCACGGAACTAAGGCCATTGCGGCTAGCTTCAGAGACGAGAGACCGAAGGTGCGTTTCGGACACCGAGAAAATGTAAGAAAAGGATGAAACAATTATATCATACTCCTCACGCCTGAAAGTTGACCAAACTCTCACTAAAATACGAATAGCGTCAGAAGTTCCTCTCATCTTATAGACAGATTCTAATACAGAGAGGACATTAACAACAGGCTTCAATCTGTCTAAATCGCTTGGTGGAGCATAGTCAATGCCCACCAGTGCCTCATAAGACTTAGCGATAAATAAAGAAAAACCACCCATTACCAATGCAAAGAGCAAAACAAACACAACATGCTCTGCCCAGGACATATTTGTTGGGACACAATAATACAACAGCTGCGCAATCAATAGGTTGGCTATTGCGAGATACGTTCGCACGTACATATCACGAAACAGCATTTTACCCACAGAACGGGCAAAAAGAAACAATCCTAACGCAACTAAACTAACAAGTGGAGCCCATGAGTCGAAGAACGTGCATCTCCGAACTCGCTTCCAAAAAATGGCTTTCAAGTCAGGGTCTGACGAGAAAGCCAATCTGGCCGAAACTGACGCTTCGACCTGGACATAAGTCCATATTTCACGGATTAAATTTGCCGTGCCAAAAAGGATACTACATACATAGGTCCAAACTAAAAAGAGGTGGGAAATAAATCCCCTATTGCCATCGCTGGCTGAATCTCTTAACCGCCGATCCGAACGAGCAACCTCTCGGTTGCAAATCATCATTTTTGATGGAAAGGAGGGTTGGGCCGGGGATGTAAGTGAGAATTGACTCGCAGAACTCACAGTGACACCAGGTATTAAGACCAAAAGAGTTTAGTAGGGCAACATCTCAATTGAGATGGCTATCAGTCAAATGGCAAAAACTTAACACCAGACGATGTCAACGCTGTGGAACAGGTTTTCTCACCGTATCGCAGCCGGACAGAACCAATCAGAAAGAAAGGTTATTTACAATATTTTTCATACTGGTCAAATATTGCTGTCCGACACAAGAACATCAATGTACTTCTATTTTTCACTACTATATCATTAATGTTCAAATCGACGTCCGTCGATGGCAGCCATTTATCACAAAACTCCACTAGAATACAAAAAACTCAATTGCGGCAAACCATTAACACAATTGATAAAAATCATAAATGGATATATAAATAAGGAGTTAAGATCAAAATAACTGTTTGGGTGGTAATATAAAAGGGAACTACCCCACCCGAGGAGTAGGACCCAGTCTACCGCACATAATCCTCGCGGCAGTAAGGGATTGGATGGTAGCATAAGAGTGAGGAGACCCATCCGGGGATCTCAACACAATTCGCCTTGATACCCTCAAGGCAAGGAAAGGGGGATCCTGGTTACGACAGGAAGCACCGCCCACTATTTACAAGTCTGTGGGAAGACGTGCCTTCTGCAAAAGGCTTCCGGGTGAGCAAACAACACACAACACCGGGGCTTTTGAATGAGAGCCACAACTCAACAGGATATGTACAGCCTCCAATGGACAAGGCTAAGCACGCCCAAGGAACCACGCAACCGTAATTCCAAGGGAGAACCTAGCACGCTCACGTAGTCACAGGTCTAAAGGAGAACATACACTACTCCAGGGTCCTGCACACCGCATGTAGAAATATTGCAGTAAATCTACACCGTCATGTTATAAATGCGACGGGACAATCGCTGCCGACGCACATCTAAACGACGTATACACGAAAAACATATTATAAAGAAACGTGTACTACACTCCTGGGGAGCCTGAAAAG